AGCAATACTCGATGTCGAACCGTCTCCACCAACGTTATTCAATCCGGATGCGCCACCTGCGCCACCTGCGCCAATAGTTACCGTATACGTGGACGCCGTGATCCCGGTTTGCCCGGTTACTTTCTTAAAGCCACCCGCGCCGCCTCCGGGGCTCCCGGGGTAGCGTCCGCCGTTGTTTCCGGAAGACCCGCCGCCGCCTGCGATAATGAGATAATCAATGGTTGCCGTAGCGCCTACCGAGCTTGGCACCCAGGAGCTGCTAGTATTGAATGTAGCAACCTTGTAGTTTCCGTCCGTCGCGATCGTCCCGCCCGTAGCGGTAATCAAGTCGGTGGCCGCTCCCGAAATTCCCAGAAGTGCTTGTTGGGTTATAGACGCCATGGCTTAAGTAACTCCAGTGCCCGAGATTATCCATTCCGTACTAGTGATCTTTAAGGCCGTGGCCACGCCGTTTGCCGCAAGGCTTCGGCTTCCTGTGGTGCCTGCCCCAGCGAGGCGCATCGTGTCTGATGTGATGGCAATGGTAATTACTCCGGCACCGTTCTGATTCACGACGGTAATCGCAGTGCCGATTGGGTAGGCCACGTTTGCGTTGCTATCGATCGTAAAAGTACGGGCAGTGGTGTCTGCTGAAGGATGGAGAAGGTGTTTGCCTCCATCCGCCAGTACCGTGGTGTACGCTGCACTCTGAGAATTCTGGCGAATGAGGGAGGACAATTGAGCATCGTAGGCTTGAACGTCCGTGCCGATAGCTAAACCAAGGGTAGTCCTCTGCGCCGACGCAGAAGCGTCATCCAGAAGCGCTTTCCCTGCTGTAGTGAGGTCAAACACAGCCGCCGTTCCAGTCCCGGTAAATTGAATGCCCTTATCCGCAGCGCTCGTTAGTCCAGCGATGGCGGCAAGCTCCGCATCGTAAGCTTGAACGTCCGTGCCAATTACGGCACCAATCGCGGTTCTTGCGGCAGCGGTGTTCGCGGCGATAAAAACCGCATCCCCAACGGAAGTCGATCCGAGCGTTGCCCTCTGGTTCGATGACGCCGCGTCATCAAGCAGCGCCCTCCCCGCTGCGGTACAGGCAATCTCTTCAACGTCGCCCGCGCCAGCTGTGGACCGGCCAAGAAGCGTATCCGTCGCCGAGACGTTCTGCATCTTAGCGTATGTCACGACGTCGTTATCAATGGTCCAGACGGTGCTGGAGCTGGAGACAGTAATATCTCCCTTGTCTCCGTCCGAGGCACCCGCACCCGCAGCTCCCGTTGCTCCCGCAGCTCCCGTTGCTCCCGCGGCACCCGCAGCTCCCGCGGCACCCGTGGGCCCGGTCGCGCCAGTGGCTCCCGTAGCTCCCGTAGCTCCCGTTGCTCCAATAAGGCTGGCGCGAGTGATCCACTCGAAACTCGTCGCGCCGGTGTTCACCATGGGAACGGAGAGGGCCACTAAGGAGGGAATACTTACGTCTGTATTTGTGGAAGTCTCGACGAACTTTATAGAACGCTTGGATTTTTCATTTATCTGCTGGACCTGTACAGCCAGCTTATCCAGCTGATCCTCTACGCGATTCGGGAAGTAAGGGCCACCATTGCGAATGCTGAGTTCTTGGAGGTACGTTTTATTTCCGAGAAGCGTAAGGCGGTAGCCGGTTTTTAATTCACCCGCAGTTAGCCACGCCTGACTTGCGTTAACGAGAGTAATGTTTCCGCCAGAGGCTTCCCCTGCTCCGGAAACTGTATAGTCCGTGGTGATCGTTAGAGTGGCTTCCACTCCGTTCGTGTCAGCAACGATTACCTTGATGTCGGCTTGATTGAAGATCTTCCAGCCATAGGCGTAGACGTGGAGGAGCGCGGTCCCCGTATAGTCGTTTCGTCTGGTAGAAACCGGCAAAGTCATAGGTGTATTCCCCTTCTATTGTAAACACTATGCGTAATAAACATAATTATTTTTTCCCAGGTTGTCCTGTAATGAGGCCGCGTGAATAGTCGATGGGACCAGTGGGTTTGGCCTTTCTACTTTCCACATCCGCGATGTACCCGAGGGGTTTTCCTATGGGAGCGAGCGGTAAACCGGTTGCCAATCCTAGGGCGACCAATCCCTCGCGCAATGCTTTGGATGCGCTGCCGCCCTCGGCCACTGCGCTGTAAATGGACGGCACTGCGCCAGCTGCCTTTTCTAGTCCAGAGAACGCGGGGGAGAGGTTGAGCTTATCGTCAAAGGGTTTATCGTTAAAACGGTTCACCACTAAATTTACAATCGATCCGCCCGGAGCCATGGCGATCATGTACCGGAAGGGGGAGCCAAAAACGATATCAAGGAAGTCGTCGAAGTACTCCCCGTCATCATCCTCATCTAATCCCTTGCCGCTCATAAGTCGGTAAATGAGGGCGCTCGCGATAGCAGGTAACATGACAATTAGTGCGCCGGCCCTGGCCGCGCGAGCCGCACCACTAACTCCGCCCTCTTCTTTAGCAATGGCGAGTTCAGCCTTAAGTAGGTTGGCCTGGGTATTAAAGAACGTGGAGAACATAGTGAAGAGCCGAACAAAGGGAGTACCAGCTTCAAACCTTGAAATGTCCTCGGGGTTCATCCCCGCTACAGATTGCCTTACGGTCGCGTCTGCGAACTGCACCGATTCCGCGTGGTTCCGCGTCTCGCTCATGTGCTGATCGAAAGCCGCTCCCCATATAACAACCTCCATCATTCCGTTCGTCATGCGGTCTAGTGCGTATCCGTGATGAATGGCGGAATCTTTTAGCTCAGAGAATTTCGAGGGGTTAAGCGTGAAATCGTCTATGTCCTTAACGATCTCCTGTGTATTTTCTCCCATCCTGGACTTCATGTAATCAGACGTTTCTATGACTGTCTCGGCGTACCGTTTGGGAGAAAACACATACCGCTTCATCGATCCCGCTAAATGAGTGGGACCGACCCGCACCATGGACGGCAGGATGGAAGTCGTGTTCTGAATGGCGTTAGTCACGTTCAAAACCATGAACTGAATTGAAGTGCTTTTACGGAGAACGCTAGTGATCCTATCCCACTCTTTGCTACCTCCCGGAGCGGATGCTTTCTGTGTGGCCGCACGCTTTAGCCACGGCATCAAAAGATTATTCACCACGCCATTGTCATAGCGGTTGATCTCGGAACGGAATCCGCGGTTGTTGAGGATCTTGGTGGCGTCCTTAATCCGGGGTTCAATATGGGAGAACTTCAGAACCTTATCGACATGGTTCTTTAGTTTCGAGAAGTCGAGAGATAAAGGAGTGGTGTATCTCTCCTGGCGGGATTTCGTGAATCCCCTTCCCGTAGTCGGGAACATCTGCGCGGGGCTTTCCTCTATGGAACTCTGGCCTTCCCTGATGCTTGAATCCACCGACAGATGGTGATCGGCAAGTGCAGGCATGTACCCGCCGCGGTACTCGCCCCACGGAGTGATAATGGGATCTGCCGTGATCTCATTGAAGTAGTATCCAAACATATCCTTATGGGCTTTTTGCGCGTCTGGTTTTAACTTCTCGTTTAAATCCCAGATCGCTTGGGCAGCGTCCATATCGGACTTGGTGATGATCCCCTCCGCATAGGCTCTAGCGGTGAAGGCGTCCCAGCTGGAGCGGTCGAGTTCCCCGTCCTCGATCTCTCCCCAGCGTCTACCGTCGAGTAGTTTTCTAAGGTTGCTATCGTTTCCGGAATGCAGGATGGCCATGATTAATTCAGGTTTCGTGAATTTGTAACCGAGTTCCGTGGCGTCGATTACCTGCTTGTCGTTGAGGATCTCAATCCCCCGAACAATCTCGGCGAGCGCCTTCATGGTATCGATCCGCTTCAAGCGGTATTGCGTGGTCCCTTGCAGAATGGGACGGATTAAGTACTTGGTAAAGAACCCGTTGATGTTCCCCTTATCCATGGCGTAGCCCCAGTGCTCGACCCTTGAGGCCATGCTTACGAGGCTCCTTAATCCCAGGGAACGTTTTTCTTCATCCGAGATGGCTTGATTGGTTCCAGGGGTAGGACCGCTACCAGCGAGCTCCTTGATTCTCTCTTTACCGATATCGAGAATCTCTTCCAGATCCATGCGATTGCCATCGATCTCTACTTGTTTAATAGAGCGGGAGATGTCCCATATGGCGTTGACGGAATCACTGAGTGCCACGAAATCGTCATAGGAGATTTGGTCAATGGGGCCTACGTTCTGCGTAGCGTCCTCTACCAATGCAGAGATGGCCGCGTAGGTTTCCGGGTCATAGGCCTTGATCTGCTTTAGGCTTTGCTCAACCGTCCCGTCCGTTTTCCCTACCCCAAACTGCGCGAGGATTCCCCTGGCTGCGTTAACCAGATCCATGTCGCGGGTCTTGGCGAGCTTCTCGTCGGCCTTGGAAATCTTCTTGAACTTCTCTAGAGTTTTATCGAAGTTCTCTTTCGCCTGGGTAGCGGCAAGAAACAACTCGTGGCTTAAGAGTTCCCTTTGCTTGGCTTGAAACGCCCCATCGATATCTCCTTTAGCGAGGAGTATCCCGGCTTCTTTAGCTGATCTTGCTTCCGATCTCTGGTAGGAATAGGGAGAAATCTCTTTAATGGATTTCCCGCCGATGATTCTTTGGGCCTGTTCCCTTACTGCTCTTTCGGTCGGAACACGGCGGGCCACCCGGCGAATGGCTTCCTTGAGCACGGGCATGTTATTGGATGCCAGGTGCTCTAGTTCCATCCGCAGCATCTTGGCGCGGGATTGGTTATGAACGACTTCCATTACTTCTTGCGGCAGGGTTCCGTCCGTCAAGAGATCCGGGAACCGGCGAGCCATTTCTTCCTCGGCCATGCGGTCTATTAGCTTTACCTTATCTTCGGCATTCGTGAGATCTGTGATTAAGTCATTGGCCGAATCGAATCCTAGGAGTTCCGCCGCCACCGCAACGCCTAGCCCCGCTCCGCTCTTCTTAGTGGCAACCACGCCCTTAGGGAATCCCTTGCCTACGTCTTTCCCGAACTCTGCGACAGACGCAGCGGATAGTTTCAAGGGGGAGCCATCCGCCATTGTTCCCGTGCGGAGGGATTCAATGGCCATATAGATGGGCTGTGCGCTTACCTGCGCGTCAATCTCGGGGAGCAGCAGTGCTTTCTCGCTGGCCCATTCCTCTGATCTCACCTTTTCATGGTGGGCCAGGAGCTTCTTGTTGATCTCTGTCGTGGCGTACTCTTTGGCCTCTTCCGCTGCCCGCAGGTAGGCTTTCGTTTTCTCTACGCTCATCCCCTGGAATTTAGGATCAGAGAAGAGTGGGGATTGATTCTGCTCGTGACGAGCCGATTCCAGCTCGGCGTCAGAGGCCACCCAGCGGTCCATGATATCCCGCACTTCGGGGGTTAACTCTGCATTGGGGCCGAACATCTTATAGACATGGAGTAGCCAGGTGCGGAACCGCGCGAAGATCTCCCTCAGTCTCGGAGTAGGGGCAACACCTTCATATAGGTACTTCTCAAACCCTCTTGCGATCTTCTCGTGGGCCTCAACGGAGATCCCCGTCCCCGTATTGCCGGCCCATTCCATTAGGTGTTCTTGATCTGCTATGAACTTTTGCTGCTCAGCGGTTCTGTCTGCTTCCGGGATCTTGCCGACATCCGCCACGACATCCGCCATTACTTCTACATAGAAGTGGGTCATCTCGTGGGCGAAGGTGGATTTATTGGCCTTACGGAGGAGTTCGATGTTGAACTGGCGGTTCTTCCCGAAGTTGATTCGGCCCCGCGGCTCGTCCTTCCCGTCCTGAAATAGAGAGAAGCCCTCCGTGAGTGCGGCTTCTTTTAGGGCTGGCTGGCTTTGGTCGCTTTGGGCTTGGCCGCTGCTTCTTCCGACGCTGCTCGGTCCGCTGCTGCCTGTAGGTTCGCTAGCCCCGCTTTGGTAAAGGCGTCGACGAACTCCTCGTGCTTCTTCAGAAGATCGGGACTTATTTCGCGTTTGTTCGACTTCTCGTTCGACATCTTTTAGGGCCTCTTCCGCTTTCGGGAGGAGCGCCTTGATGGCATCATCTCCCGATACATCCTTATCATAACGCAGTTCATTAAGTTTTTCCAGACTGATCTCGACGGGAGCCTTGCCGGAGTTGTCAAACGCCTTAAATATTAAACCTTTTTGACCTTTGTATTTCTCAGCGAGAGACAGGAAATTTGCTAGAGCATTCACGTGCCCCTCGGCAAATTGTTTAGGAGGGATCGTGCGCCCAGACTTATCAAATCGTTTAACGGCTCTAGGCGCCGCTACATCTAGCGGAGCGTAAATAAACACGTTCACTACGGGACGACCAGAATCTAGCGCGAGCTTAATCTTTTTATCTTGATCATCAAAGCGTTGGCCCGTTCCGTCGTAAACAATATCTGCTGCCTTCACGGCCTTAACGATTGGGCTATCGGGCTTGTAGAAAGTAGACTTGCCGCTACCGCCGCCACCGCCCATGAGGACAACCGAGCCAGTGGGCGCTGCCTTCAATTTCTTTTTATAAAGGTTCCAGATGAATTGTCCGGCCGGCGCGTGCGTGCTCTGAGTATGTAGCATGGCACCCTCGCGACCGGAGGCGTAGTCGGGCGAAAGGCTTCGCGCGGCATCTGTATCTAAGAACTTGCCGCCCATCGACTCGGGCAGTGCTGCGTATTTTTCTTCCGCATCTGGCTGGCTTAAAGTGCGGCCAAGAGATTCCTCGGCTTTCCTCTGCGAATCGTTGAGCTCTACCCCGTTAGGAGTGTAATCAAGCGCGATGTCGGCGGGCTTAGTGTAGTCTTGCGAGAGTGACTGCGCCGCAGACGCCTCTGCCGCCATGGGTTGCGATCCATCCCCGATGGTCAAGCCATACCCTTTAAAGATCTGAAGAGCCGTGCGTCCGGCGGGGTCCACGAGTGCAAGCCTGTCGAATTGCGAGCCAACGAGCGCGGCTTCTTTGGGATCCTTCCCAATGGCTTTAAGCTGATCCTCGACAATCTTCCGCACGGCATTGCCCGATTCGTCGGGCTTGTCTTCCGCCTCGGGATTCGCTTCCTTGTCGGTCGCCTCTAATTGCGTCTTGGCTTGCTCGTCATTGGCTTTACGCTCGTTGATCGATTCGCCGTTAGGGTCGAACTTAATGTCGTCCTGAAGACCAAGGTAATGCTCGGTATCAACAAACTTCTCAACCCAAGTAGAAAGAGGAATCTTTATGGGCTGGCCCGTATCCCGAGCCTCATCCACCAAGCTGCCCACTCCGAGTTCATTCAGCATTCCAGCGGGGCTTTCGCCCTGGTTCTGGAAGTACGTCTGCATGGCTTCCGGGGAAACGTAAACGAATTCGACCGGGCCATTCTTAACCACGCCCTCAACGAATTCCTTCATCGCGGGCTTTAATCTTTTATTGGTCTTCGTTTCGCCTATGGACTGGCCTAGCGACAGGTACAGCTCTTTTGCAAGAGTGGTCTGCTGATTCTGCGCTACCCGCTTGGCGGCTTGCGTTGTTACGGCTGGCCCCATGGCGGCGCCGCCCGTGAGAAACCCGAGTATCCCCGCGTTGGCTACGTCTTTAGGGAGTTTCTTTAAGGCATCGGGATCGACACCCGTTGAGTAATCCATCATGGATTTGGCAAACTGCCCTACCGATTCCTCGGTGGCTTCTGTCGCCCCGCCCGATAGCATGACCTTGCCCATCGATTTAAAGACTTCCAGTGCCCCCTGCTTGCCGGCTTTCTTAACGAGGGCCTTGCCCATGGTCTCGATAAAACGAAACGTTCCTAGCGCTTCTGTGCCAACCTCAACCGCGCCCGTGGCGACGGCGAGCGGGAGGCCGGTAGACGGGTCTACCCCTTGGTCTGTTAATTCTTTGTTCCTATCTGCGGCAGCAATCCCGCCCAATACGCCGAGAACCTTGGTCGACCCGCCGCTCATCATAACTGCGGCTATCTGCGGGATCTGGCCTATGACCTGGTAGCCCGCCACCTTCCCCGCGCGGGCGTAGTTTCCTTCCGACAATTCCTTAACGACATCCCCGGACAGTTCCGGAACCGCGCCACTATAAACAGATGCCTGCTTGTCCAAGTAGTCGGCTACCGGGTTACTTGCGGGATACTGCGTTTGCTGCCCGCCAGTATACTTCTGGTAGGCGTTATAGGGCGCGTACGCGATGGCTCCGGCAAGGTTGGGAATGCGGGCGATTCCCGCTGCCCCTTGAGTTATTCCCTGGTTTAAAGTGGACAGAGCCTTAAAGGCAAACCCATGGTCCTGAACCGCCTGCTCAATCTTGGTCAGTCCCTCAACGTCGTCGTGCGCCACGGCTGCGTTATTTGGTTCCGCGAGCCACTGAGCCAACGCGGGGGTCTTTGCCACCAAGGAATCGTAATCATTAGAAGCAAGTTTCTGCTTCCGGGAAACCATATCGAAGTTTCTCTCTACCACGTCGGGGGGGAGGTTCACCTGCCGGGATAGCTCCATGACCTTAGCCATACGGTCGGGGTCTTTCCCCGTGCCGAGATACATGGATTGGGCAACGATGCCCTTCTTAACTTCATTCTCCTCGGCCGCTAGTGCGTCGTACTCGTTGCCGAGCTCCACGCCTTTAGCCAGCGTATCGTATTCATTCCTGCCAGAGGGTTGACGGTACTCGGGAACATCCTCGACGACCTTAATAGAAGGGGGCTCAATCTCCCCGCCTTGTATGTTCGTGGACCCTGGAGATGCCTGATGCGCCGGAACAGGAATGGAATCGATGTCATCGAGCTTACTCGTGAGCCCCAGCTTCTTGGCCGATGCCGATCTCTCTTCAGGAACGATTGGCACTACGGCCCCCGAACTTTAGATTAAACATCTTCAGAATGTTTTCGTTTGTAATGGGCTTGCCGCTCCGCTTAAGGAAGTCGGTGATCTTGGCCTTCTCGGTGGCTGGGATCTTGTCGGGCTCAACGTCCACAAAAGATTTACCCTCTTCCAATTCAAAGGCTTTCTTTTTGGAATCGGGCCAGAGGGAATCAAACCCAAAGAGGGATTTCTTCTCCGCTATTCCTTCCACAAGGAACCCATCCATGAGGGCTTGGATCTCTTGCCCTGATGGTTTCTTGCCGGTCGCCGCATGTTGCTCGTCCACTGAGCGGTTGAGCTTACGAAAGAACTCGCGCCCCTCGTCGGATACCGCCTTAATGCCGGCGTTCCCAAGAGTGCGCATCACGATCTGATTCGTGGTTTCAATCCCGCCTAAGGTCTCTTTTGTTTTCCCGTCGCCCTTATTGATCCCCTCCTGTAGTTTCGTGAGGGCCAGTATCTCGGCCCCCGGTAACTCTCCGCGGAGCTGCGACATGGACATTTTGGCAAAGTCATCCCTCGTGGCGGGATTGGCGGCGAGCAATCTCAAATCAAGATACTTGTCGGTATTAGAGGGAAGCTGCGTTCCCTCACGCTTCTGCTTGGCGTACGCCTTGAGGCGAGACTTGGCGGTCACTGAAAGCTGCTGCTTGATCGATTCCGGAATCTTCTCGTAGTCGCCCGTCTTATCGATCACGTTACCGGAATGGTCCTCTAGGTCTTCCTCGTGCTGTTTCTCGGCCTTCTCTTTAAGGGAGAACCGGGAGCTGAGCTCTTCCGTAACGGCCTTTCTTAAGGACGGTTCCTGAATCTGCCCGGCTTGCTTTACGGCATCCGTGAGGTTGCGGGCTTTAGAAAAAATGGTGTCAGATGTCCTATAAGTTTGCCCTAGTTTCGTTGCGGCCTCTACTCTCTTGCCGGCCTTCTCAATGTCATCGAAGCGAAAGGAATCTTTGTGCGTGTCGTAGTACTTCTTGGCCTTGAGGTCCTTGTCGGGATCATCACTCTCCGCGATGGTATCTAGAACGCTTAGGTGCGTGCTACTTCTCGCCACTTCTTTTTTGATCGCGATGTCCTGGGTCGAGAGGCCATACTTCATGGCGTTCTTTTCAATGGCCGATTCCTGCTGAAAGATAGAGAGAGACACGCGATCCGGATCATTCGGATGCAGCATAGCTTCCGATTTCGCCTGCTTTACGTAGGCTTCCGTTTGGTCGTCGTCGTACTTGTTGAGTTCCGTTGAGACGTGGTAGTTCGTGGACTTAAATAGGTTGGCGCGTCTCACACGAGCGGCCGCGAGAATGTGGCCTTTCTGGGTATCGTCCATTCCCTTGGTGATTTCATCTATGCCCCCCTTCCACTCTTTGGTCGCATAATCGGGAGCCGCGGCGGCGTTCTTCCCGTGCATGTTCTTTACTGCGAGTTCAATCTTAGTCTGGAGTTGTGAAGCCAATAAATCATTGTCAAAGAACACACGTTCATTCGCCGCGTCTCTCTCTTGTTCATAGAGTTTCGTCGTACCCTCAAGCAAAGCATTAGATGACTTCGCCGCAGCGGCAGCGCTCGCCCCACCGCCAAAGGTTTCTATGGGAGCGTTGACGTTGCTGCGCAGATCTGGCGCTGCGCCGATCTCAACCTGCCTCTGTGCTATAGGCACTTGCGGCATTTAAACCTCGCCCTCGTAATTCCCACCTTGGGATTGATTGGCCTTGCGCTTCTTGAGCTCTTTTCTGTCGCCCTCGGCAACGTAAGCCTTAAGCCCGTACCCAGCGGCTTCATTAACTCCAGTGGTCATGGTGTTTCTCGCGGTATTCTGGGAAGCCATTTTCTGAAACTCCCCCTGAAGTGCGCTGTTGCTGGCGTCCGATTTCATTCCCCACGCTTGTCGCCAGGCATTGGTGCGGATGGCATCTGCGTCGGCCATTCCGATAGCCGCGGTATCATCGCTCACGTTTTGCGCCATCTCGGATTCTACTGAGACGCCACTGGCCGCCATGGCTACCCTCTGGGAGGCGTCGAGCTTCAGGGTCTGCTGTTGCCGCCTCAGTGCTGCGGCATTACCCCTGAGCTCAACGTCCTCGGCTTGGCTGGAAAGCGAGCGGGCATTCATCTCCCCGACTTTTTTCTGGTACTCACCCTGTGCCTCCATGGCATTGGCCTGAGCGTTAGATGAAATGAGGGAGTTCGCCCCCATGACTGCGTACATTGCTGATGCTGGCATTAATTCCCCCCCCTAAACGGGAACAATCCCGAAGGTGCTATAGACAAAATGGTCATGGGCTCTGGATTCACCTGGCGAATGAAAACTCTGCCGTTTGAATTCCAGTGCCCCTCAATACAAACCTCAACGACGTCGGTCACCAAGTCGTTCGGCGTGTACCAGTCTTCGGTTTCCCGGATCTTGAGTTCGGCGAGCCCCTCTAATGGATCACTAGAGTCATTAGTGGGCGGCTTTGCGCCAACCCAAACACTGCCCGTATCCTGAACGTGCATGTGCGCGGTAGTGACTAGCTTCTTCTTCCCGATTAGGGATTCTCCCTGTGCCGTATCAACGTCGAGTGTCTCGATATCTGAGAGGTAGGGTAACCCAACGTGAATAACAGCATGGCATTGCGGGAGGGTTATGGCCCCCGTAGTTACAGTAAGAGCAGTGCCTAGGCTCGCGAGATTAGGATTGGCTACGGTATACCCATCCCCCTGTACAGAGACTTTTTTGCCCTCCAGGTGATCTAGTCCCGACAAGTCATCTACGGCCCGAGCCCACGTAGTAACCGCCGTGTCGCGCAACCCAGCAGCAACCGGCACGGTGGCATTCACCCTTACCGTAGCGTTGTTATTGTCTACGAACGCTTTAACGGCACAGCGGTACACAACTTTGTCTGACCCGGTAAGCCAGATCTCGTTGCCCACTTCTAATTCGGAAAATATGATCTCTGAGCAAAATATATTTAGATCCTCTGTGTTGTCCCAATTCGTTCCCTTGGTCAGCTTCATGGTGGCAGAGCCGGTGTTGCGACCGTCGAACGTAATCGCGCTGTCCACAAAAATACCGTCTTCTAAATCATCGAATTCCCTAGACGTCATCTTCTCCATGTACCGGACGTCTGATCCATTGATGGACCGCTTCACGATTACATAGGCTACGTGCTCCGTCCCCTCAGTAGCGCAGCAGACCTCTTCAAAATCGCCGTCCGTCTCATGCCGACACCAAGCTAAGATCTGCTGATCCTTAATATAGGTGCAGGACAAAAGATCCCCGTTATCTAGTACTACCCAGATAATCGAGTGGGGCGTTTTCTGATATGCCATGGAGCGAATGGAGCGGCCTTCAAATAAATGCTCCGCGAATGCCGTGAGGTCGGTATCCCGAAGTCCTTCCCTGCCGCCCGACTGACTGTCAAACCCTAGAGCCCGAACAATGCTCCCTTGGGATTGGACGTAAATAGCATCCGCTCCAATTACTACAGGGGGAATGTCGGGGTGAGCGCCGTAATAGGAGAATTGCTTCGGATATGCGGCGGTCGGGGTGATAGACCCATTGGAATTTCCCTCAACAATCCACTCCCCAGTATCGGCAAACACAACGAGGGCACCGATATCTAGGAAGTGGCGGATCGCGCCCCTCACTTGAAATAGAATGGAATCGGTATCAAGAGCCGGGTATCGCCGGGTGAAAAGTTGAGGAACTCCGGTTTGCGATGCGTACCCGGCTTGAGTATTGAAAGTGAAATTTCCTAGAAGTGTTCGCTGCTGGAACTCCCCTACCCTTTTAGGAAGCCCCCCGGCACTCGCCCCAACTCCTGGTGTCGTATTCAATTCAGCGCGTGATTTTGGATATGTCGGAGTGTCGGCGGGGGGAATGACTGCCGCGGGTGCAGTAAAGCTTGTGGCTTGGCTGAATCCCTCTAGGTAGTAATCTCCATTGGCGACATACCGGTGATATATGTTGTAACCACGAATGGTCCCAAAGTAACCAGTCTTAAACGTCGCCGCCGCCCAGGTGATTACCGTTCCTGTAGAATTGGCGTTAACGTCATTGACTACGAGACTTTCCTCACCCGCGTCGGTCACGGCGGTTACAGTCCAGCTGTGTTGGGTCCCGGTTCCCGTAGATCCAGCCGCAATGCTGCCCGGCTGATTCACTGTCGGTATGCCGTATCTCGTGGGACTAGAAACATCCACGTTCCACGCTGTGAGCGTCCAATTGGTGTCTGATGTCCGAACTAGCTTACGAGGAAGAAGGCTCGTGTGTGCGATCTTCATCTCAGAGGTGTTCTGGCTCCAGCTGAATGCGCCCCTGTCTGCCAGAAGAGCTGTAGTATAAGGAGTGGGAATCGAATACTCGAATCCCGAAAGAGGATACCAATAGGTGGCATTGGGAGGAGAGTGGTCCGTGTGATTGAGGATGCAGTAGTAGTTGATCCCCTCAACGTTTACTAGATCTCCAACTACATACGGATAGAGAGCAACTGAAGACCAGTCGCTTACGCTGTCTACGGTGATGAGGGATCCATTTTTAATGAATCGCATGAACCCATTGCCGAGTTCAATTACATAGGAGGAAGTGCTATCGAGGGCGTCCCAGGAAATGGCCCGGGTGTTCGCGCCAATAACAGGTCCAGCGTCATCATACGGTCCAATCTCTTGAATATCCTGGGCTCCGTATACGTACTTGAGCCCACCCCTGTTAGTGAACCCCCCGCCCTTTTTGATATACCCATTCAGAGCACGACGGAGCGCGGAGGAATACTTCGAGATATCCGTGCGCTGATACAGGGCAGGGGATATTTCACCGCTCGCTAAGCTTCTTTGAATGAGGGTAGACAGTTAATACCTCGATAAAACTAATTCACCGTCTGGGTCTTGGTCTGCTTGAACTTCATTTCCCGCATTGGCTTGAGCCTTTGCATTACTGGCGTTCCAGAATCTGATAGCCGTTTGACCGATCTTGAAGGGATCTCCGCTCGTCACTCGTGGCGCGATATAAGACGCCAGCCTAAAAGAGAGGGCCATCTGGAAGTCTGCGTGCCATCGGGCTGGGTTCTGGGCCAGGGTAGAAGTGTACTCTAATACCGCCCCCTCTTTATCCGTCAGGATGAGGGAACCCTGCTCGTCTCCCATGATCTCAAAAGATACCCTGGCTTGTCGGTAGTCGGTACGTATACCGCTGTCGATTCTCCGAGCGATGAGACAGTCCGAGGGATACCGATACGCATAGGCGTAGTTATTATCCGCGTGCCCGCTATCCCCAGCACTTGAGACAAGACCGATGGCGGCCTTTTTTTTCCCAAAGGGCCAAACGAATCCCCGAAGCATTTCGTCTCTAGCTTTTTCATAGAAACGATTACACGCCTGAGCCTCTTTGCTCCCGTCATCAAGATCGGAGATTTCTTTTGCTACCCCCAGGTGAGACAGGGCGAGGTTGCAGATGTCTACAGCAGAGGACATTTAACCCCCTATTTAAATCGACCAACCGCTATAACGTGAACGTTTGCGCCAGTCGTAACCGACCAGTCTCCCGACACGCTGCGGGCATCTAAATTAATGATAATTGGGTGAAGGTCGGACAACGTTCCGGCCACGAATACGTTTGAATTATGGGTTACAGCGGCCCCGTTACCATCGCGAATGGATACCGTTCCGGCACCGGCGGTCTCGGGAACAATAATGAGGCGAGACAAGACATCCCCCGCTCCACCAACCGGACCAAGCTTCTGGTTCGTTTGGGATGCGGCAATAACCTCGTAATCCGTTCTCGGCATCTCGGCCGCGAAAGCATTAGCGGAGAGAATCATTAGACAAGCAACAAGCGGTTTCATTTTAACCTCTAAAGATCTGTGGCCAGAGGGGGTCCTTCCGTGGACCCCCTCCAGACCGTGGCTACTACTTCTTGCCCTTGCCTGGGTGCTTACCCGACAGGACTGCGGCTACTTCAAAGGGATCAACCTCAAGGCCGGCGCTGTGGTTTACGTTCTCGACCCATTTGCATTTACGCTCTTCGGACTTGCCCGTCTCCTCGCCCTTCTTATCCTTCAACTTGAACTTGGCCCTTTTCCCGTCCACGTCGAGGTAGTATCCGTCCTTGTCCACTCCCTCCATTTCGAGAACTTCGCCCACTTTCACCCTGCGGTGATTGTAGTAACCAACTTTGATCGCCTTAACTTTAGCCATTACTTAACTCCTAGCTGATGGTGTAGTTGTTCGCCTTAGCTACCCAAGCCTGCACGTCTTGCACGAGGTAAGATGATACTTTCCCAGTCGTTAGATCGCCGTTCGTCAAGGTGTACTTAAGGTTAATATATTGGTACTGCTCCACATTCCCGCGAGGGTGAAGGGGAGAGATGAACGTATCGCCCACGGCCGCAAGGGCCGGGATGATAAACAAAGTCCTCGTAGCATCAGGGGTGATCGTGCTCGTACTGTCGCCCTGGAGGGCTACAGTAACGGTCGAGTTGCTGCCGGAATCCGTAAACGCCGTAGTAACCACGGTCACAACAAAGAGAGGCTTGCCGGTGCCGGCATCTCTCAAGGCCATGCCCTGGTCAACGATGTTAGTGGAATCAGGATCGGCGGTAATCACCGACTGAGCATCAGAAAACTTCAAGTTCGCATCTAGAATCATATTCAATCTCCTTTAAATAATTGGTTAGGCTACGGTGGCTTCGGTTTCAATTAGTGCATCGCAGCGGCCGATGGGAATTCCACGGAAGCTCATTACGCGCTTTCCACTAATGTTTTCGTAGTTGATTCCGCCACCTGCGATAATAACGTCACGAGCCTGGAGATCCAGGAACTCTTGACAGGTGCGGTTCATGTAGAACTTCAAGCGACTGCCGTTCCCGTTGTTGGGGATGCGGTAGATCATCTTGATCATTCCCTCTAGCAGATCGGCAGCAGACGTCTTTCCAACGAGGTTGGATACGTCGATGTTGCAGAAACGAGCGCCATAGCGCCAATCGGCAACCGCTAGACCGGTCTTGAACTTGAACTGCTCTTTGTACACAACGGCTTGAGCGCCCGTGGTGCCGCCAAAGTTCTGTTCAATTTGCTCACCGTGGTCCTGACGATCGATACCGGCTTTGGTACCTTTCGCGTAGGTGCCGTGGATCTTGCCTTCACCCATGCCGAGGAGCCAGATCGAACAGTTGTCCGAACCGGTGCCGCCGCCATTGATGACGTTCTCCGCGTTCACAGCCGAGAGGCTGGAGTAGCGAGGGGCCAAACCGATGAACTCTTCGGGGCTGGAAGCAGCGCCGTAGAACATCGTTTGAGCAACTTCGATGCCCATCGAGGAAAGGTGTTGGCGTGCTTTGTTCAAGCGGTACTTAGCGGGGTTGCCACCAAGAAGAGCCAATTCCTTTTCAACGATCGACCAGGATTCCAGCATGGCGCAGGCGTCTTCGATTTGGGCGAATTGACCTTTGCTAGCGAGAACACCGGCACCGAGCATCTTCCAGTAAACGGAAGGCAGTCCCACTTCCACAGTGTACTGGTGCGACTGTCCCTTGTTGGCTTCAACATAGGGCATGTCGGCTACGATTTCGTTCTCTTGCGCGAGGGCTTCCACGTAATCAGCAATGTTGCCATCGGGGCCACATTGCTTTGCGTGGTCTAGAAGGGTGTCTAGGGTTGAATTTAATACGGCCATTTCTAACTCTCCTTGTTATCAAACATTTTTGGATACATCTGCCTCTCCAGAGGGACCTTCCCTCGGGAATCCTGGTTTCCAGGCAAAACAGCTGTATCGTTTGCGCCCGCCATGGCGATTCGATGTAGACCCTTCATTAGTCGTGGATTGTGATTGAGGCCTGCTGCTTTGAGGCTGTCGGCAAATTCCTTGCCGAACCACTTCTCTGCCGCCGAGTGAGCGAGAATCATGTTCTCGTCAAACTTGGCACCGCCAAATTCCTTATCCGCAATTAACTCTTGTTTCCAAGTCTTGTCGTTAAGCGTAGCTAGTTCTTGTTGTAGTTGTTCTTGGTAGCTGCTCACCGCAGTCTGTCTCTGATCTAAGAGCTCTTGTGCCTGTTCGTTGGTGTAGCCCTTTGCCTTAGCAAGGGCGGACACTTCCTCTACGGCGGTGGCGCTTAGCTTCGATCCTTCGGCAAGCTTCAGCTCGTACTTCTCGGGTACTGCTGGCTTGGCCGCTGCTTCTTCAACTTTCTTTTCCGGTTCTGCGGCCGCAGGCGTTTCAACTGGGGTTGATTCAGTCTTAACTTCGGCGGTCGGTTGTACTTCGGCAGCGGTGGCTGTGGCGTCAGCTGCGTTGGTGAGTTCACTCATTTCTGAAAATTCTCCTGCATCATTAATAGGTAGGCTTGGGGGTCGGCCTCTAAGAGATCGGCTTTGATCTTGAGGGCGACGTTTCTCTCTCCCTCTTTGAAATAGGTCATGGACCCAGAGGGATCGACGCTGATCCGGTCGCAGACATTCACGCGCGGATAGATCCATTTACGGAATGCTTCGACCGACATAGCCGCACGCAGGGCATTGAGTTCCGCCATCCGGCTAATGCGGATGGTTTCCTTCGCTTCCTTAACCTGAGATTCGTCTGCGGCGTTCTGTATCAGCGGCTTTTTCATTGTTAGTTAACGTCCGTCCAGGTGCCTTTTTCCGAGCCAATGGGAGCCCAGATAACGGGGGATACGGCCTCAAGAACTACAGATTCTCCCGTAGCGTCGGCACTGATGGCATCCCCTGCGGCGTTGGCGAGGAGGAGGATGGTATCGGCGGTGTTGGGATTCACATGAACGTAGGTGAGGTTGGCGACTCCGGTGCCTACTACGAACGTAAAGCGACAACCCTGAGCCGAGGAGGCAAGAGGAAGGGTGTATACGGCAGTCGAGTCGTTCGATACCGTGCTTCCGCACTGAGACGAAACGAGGGTTACGGCAGCCTGGCCGATGTTCGTGATCTTGTTCTCAAGCGCACCGACCTTGGTAATCTGCGCCTTGCCACTCACAGCGGCTACCGTCAGCCCGCCGATCACTTTCATGTCGGTGTAATTGCCGAGGTTCGTTCCAGATTGATTGAACACACGCATAGATGCCTGTGCGCTGGAGGCAAATCCAAACGCGAGGAGAGTGATTACGATTACTTGGTTCATGATGTTTCCTTTATGTTTCATTGTTTGGACCTCCCTAAACTTGACCCGTTAATCTTTCAGAGAGGCGTGAAAGCGCGTTGTCGCCTTCCATGTTTGCGCCCGCCAAGTTCTTGGCAACAGCGGCCCCCTGTTCGATCATCTGCATTTTTTGCTGCGCGGCCGCGGCTTCAGCCTGGGCGTTGCGAATCTCTTCCACTTTTTCATCGGAGCGGATCACGCGAGGAGAAGTCCCAAGGGCCTCGGCGTACTCGTCAACGATCTGGTCGAAATCGAACTTGACCGCGGTGCCGGGGCTCACAGACATGATCTGAGTGCCGATCTGTAGGAGCCTGTCGAGGCCCCCAATACCAACCATTTTCTGGGCTTGGGCCATGATAGAGATGTATTCAACCTTAAGGTCCTGCCCCTGAAGCTCCTGTGGAGCGGGAGGAAACAGCCCTTGCTGGCTCATAAGAAGGAATTGAGCGTCGATCAGGGGATCGAGAAAGTCCTGATTGAGCTGCTCTAATACTGGACCGACCGCCAGGAGCTTCTCTTCCTTACGCTCCATGATTTCGGTAGCGGTGAATTCGCGCCTGTCGCTTTGAGCGAGCATCAGAAAGAGGTCTTCAAAGAAGGCCCTCTGGATTCTTTGACGAACTTGCGTCTGCTTGTTTTCGATATGAGAGAGATCAATGCGGACTTCATGGGCGGCTTTAAAGAAGTCGCGGTTCTGATCTTCTAGGTACGTAATGTCGCCAGAGATGATGGAGGCTTTCGCGGTCTTAAGACCAGAGCTCGCGATCATTGAGGGGTTCACCATCTTATCGATGGCCTGGGCAATTCTACGTTCACCGTGCTGAAGCTGTTTGATGTCCCCGATCGCCGCCATGCCGGGGCAGTCGGTGGCGTATACGTCTTGACCCGTAACGCTCCATCTAGGACAGAACACGGGGAAGTAGTCGTATCCACGTTCCCTTAGGAACTTCTGGGCATCGAGCCTTGAGTCGCCCGATCCCTTCTCGTAGTAACAGGAGCCGAACCGTTTGAACTTGGAATCAAGCTTCCTAGAAGCGTAGTCCTGATTTGGCTCTATAACGTGGATGACATCAATCCATGATTCGTAGTTACCGCGCTCATACATACTACGAACGTGCTGTGAAATATTTGACCAATCGGGGTCGCCTTGGTCATCTTTCTGACCAAACTCAGCTACGATGTTGGCTACCGTCATGCCGAACTCACGCACGAAGCGGTTGACCCGGCCTCGTCTATCCTTAGCAATGCGAAAGGAACCAACGGGGAAGGAGTAGAACCTGGATATTTCTAGGTTGTCCTCCTCCATCATTATGGCGGGCGTTCCGAAAACCCCGAGATCACCAAAGGCGGTCGGGGTTACGTTGTATAAATTCGATCTAAGGAAGGCGTTAGACATCCGCGTGTCAACGATGTGGAGCCATTCCTTAACGGGCCCGAACTCTCCCAATTCAGGATCTGGAGTGGTTAGTCTCTTCCAGTTACGTGCGGGAGACATGACGCCGGCAACCATGCCACTTGAAAGGGTGCGAGCCGAGAGGTAGGCGGTGATGTCGAGTATCTTATGGTTGCGACGGTCCCCTCTATTCCTATCCTGGGTTTGAAACCGACCACGCGAGGGAAGGATAAAGTCGTTGAGGTCCCTGTATTGGAGCTCAAACGTCTTATAATCCGCGTCTAGATCAGAGCGGAGCGTTTCGTATCTCTGCATTTTAGATAAGAAACTCACGCGCCGATCACCTGTTTGGTGGCGACGCTGGCACCAACGCCTATTTGTTGGTCGGGGGTTGCGCCTGGAAGGGTGGCACCACTCACGGCTTTGCGCTTTGCTTCCAGTGAAGCGAGAGAATTGAGGCCGAGTCTGTCCTGCTTATCCTTTTGGATCTTGGCTTCTCGCGCGTCCTCGGCTTCCTTCTGACCCAAGAGTTTCTTTTGCTGATCAGAGGCATCGCTCTGGCGCTGAGAAGCTGTAACTGTCGTGGCGGTTGCGGCAGCAGCGGCAATGCCAAGTGCAATAACTGTAGCGGTCGCTACTGCCATTAGACAACCTCCCGTAGGTAGCTGCGCTCCTGGCCAATGAACCCTCTTTTAAGTAGGCACTTCTCGTGTACGGGAGATCGGTTCTCTAGGGATACGGTGATCCAGTCGGCGTTCTTCTCACCAAAAGCTATAAACTCATTGAGGAGGAGGAGGCCGGCGCGGGACCCCCTGTGCTCTTTGGCGACCCACCAAAACATCTCCGCGATGGTTTTAATGGTGGGGTTCATGAAGTGAGGGGTGATGATGCCGCCAATGAACCCGTGGAGTTCAGTGCCGCGCTCGGCCACGAAGACTACATGCCCATCGATCATGCTGGAGATGACTTGGTGGGCGTGCATTTCGTCAGGGAACAGGGGCTTTTTGGTATTGTAATGGGCGGCGAACTCCCTTAATTCAGAGACGATCCAATCAATGTCGGCTAGACGAGCGCGGCGAACCGCTACATTAGATCTCTGAAAGAGCATTCAGAGAAGATTATGCGGGATAAGCATAATGCATAGTAAGGTGCTATAATTCCCATGGGAATAACCCACCTGCCCGTGACTTCCCATGGATTAGCGGTACAAAAATGGGATGGGCGAACTGATCATTCTCTATCCCGTCTACACCCGTAGGTTCTGTGGCGAACGGAGTAGGTTCGTGGCTCCGCTTGTTAACAAGTTCTGCTGCGCTGCCTGCGCTGTAGCTTTGGTGAACTACCGACCCTCTGCAAGCGGATCGTATTCCGTAGCGGCTTTACCAACGCTGCCGTGAGCCACGCCGTACTTATTCATTGGTCTATCTGGCAGCGCAAATGTCTGAGCCAGGGCATCGGCTAAGTCCGGGGATCTTCCGAGCTTCCTCTTTACTATCTCTTTGGGCTGGAGAAGGAGCCTGCCATTCTTCATGGTGTATTCCGTTGTGGTCAGTTCAGCCACAATCTCGGGGAGTTTAGGAAGGGCAGCGCCCGCTCGCAGCCAATCCCGCATGGCGAACCACATCTCGGCTCGCTTATTAAAGTACCTCGGATCAATGGCAGAGCCCGCGGCCTGTACTCCAAGGGGATGGTATCCCGCTGCTCGGTAATGACTGATCACGCCCGAGCCCCACCCTCCTGTGTCGTCAATGAACTCCTGTTCCGAGTTCTCCTTTTGCTTGAGGGTCATAAGGGCAGCGGAAATGTCCGCTGGCTCCTGCGTTCTCATGACGGTGGGCATGAAGGAGGCGAGGCCCTGGCGAGGGAATAGGACGGTACGATCATCTCCGTATAAGGCAACGTCCACGCCAATTCTTTTTTGAATGAAATTGTACTGCGGTTCCTGAAGGTGCTTGCCGAGCCCCGCCTCGACTTCAGCCACGCTAAATAGGCTATTGGTGGCGGTGAGGGGGAAGAGCCCGAGGATCGTGGACATGATCCAGGGGTTCTCTTTGCCGTATAACCTTATCTGTTCCCTGGCGTGCTCGATATCCACGCGAGGGGTCCTTCTTGGATCATCTGGGTCCGCAGTGATCGTAACCACATCCCACAGGTCCCGCTCCGTTACTGACATGTGATAGAGCAGACCATCGGTGGAGGTCGGGTTTCCAGCTCCTATAATGAGCCCGTCTACCACACCCCCCGTAAAGATCTGGGACGCCTTCTGCCCCACTGTAACCGGCATATCCCCTGCTTCATCAAGGAGGATGAAGGGAAATTCGGAATGCAATCCCGATAGGGAGCGGCCGATAGCTTCAGTGTCGGCATCCTTTGCGTAAGACCTAGCCGAGAGAAACCAAGTCTCGGGATGGTCAACCGAGGCAATCCTCTCCCCCGTCCACTTAAAGGCGGTCTTTAGGAATTCACTCCTCTGCTGCCAGCTCGATAGCTCAGCCCAGAGGGTATCGCGAAGGTTCTCCCTCCCCTGTCCAGACAGTGCCGCGCCTTTAGGGTGCCTCCCCTTGTTGGCAAAGCACACGAGACGGTGCCAGCCAATCCAAGCCAGGACGGTGGATTTACCCGCCCCCGTGCAGCTCTTCATCCCTATCCTGCGTCTAGGGTTGTGCGTGGTGCCGGCAAGCTTCCTTAAGGTATCGGCCTGCCACTCATCTGGATCCGCCTTGAAGTTGTCGTAAACGAACTGAACGGGGTTCTCCCGCCAGAGTTTAATCTTTTGTTGCGCCGGGGTCATTTGCTCCCGCCACCAAGTCTTCTAAGGAGATCTTTCCCGAGTGCTCGATAGATTCCTTGGGTTTGCCAAGAATTCTATTTAGAACAACTTCTAGATGGCCTGGATCGCCTTCCCTAATAGCCCGCAGAATACCGGCAGCATAGAGTGCCCTGAGTGGTCCATCAGATCCTTCTGCTAGTTCCTCTAGCTTAGCGATGTCGCCAAACAACAGGATATCCATCACATCTTTAATGTGTTCATTGGTGAGAGACTTCAGCGCCTTCACTTCGGGAGGCATTGGTGGGCGGCCCTTGGGGTTTCCGCTTTGCCCCTTTTTAAAATTTCTTCCGCCTTTTTTAGCCATCGCTGTTTACACGCTGCTCTTGCGCCCTGCGTTCGGCCTTGGTCATGACGCAAATGAACAGGGCTTTGTCTCGTAACTTGCTGATTTCAGTAATTTCTTTTGCTTGTTGTTCGTCGATGTCGAATGAGATGCGCCAGCCACCATCGATTGTGGTTGTTGCCTTGCTGAATGTTCCTTCAAGAGCGGTCAC